TAGAAAAAATCGTAATGGATTTATGGGAGACTTTTTAGTACAAGCAGACTTTGACAAAGGATATTATAGATACAAGGATTTTGAAGATAAAAATGGCTAAAGAATTATATACAACACAGCAAATACACAGAGTTTTAAATGGTGCAGGCATTGAAATAGAGGCTGAATATGGAACTGACTATATAATTTTTTGTCCTTATCATAACAATAACAGAACTCCAGCAGGGGAAGTTTCTAAAGAATCTGGATTGTTCTTTTGTTTTGGTTGTCAAACAACCAGAAGTCTTATTGAATTGATCATGCATATGACAGGAAGAACCTACTTTGAAACCATTAGATTTATAAAGAGCAAAGAGACAGAGACAGACATTGAAGCAGTTATTAATAAAGCCTTGCATCAGATGCCTGATTTTGTTCAATATGATGAATTATTAATTAAGAGATTAAATAAACAAGCACTTGAATCACCAAGAGCAATGAGTTACTTTGAAGGTAGAAGACTAACAAAAGAATCTGTGATAAAATTTGATTTAGGTTTTTCTGAAAAACAAGATTCTGTCGTAATTCCAATGCAGTCTCCAGATGGAATGTCTATTGGTTTTGTTGCAAGAACTATTGAGGGCAAGGAATTTAAGAATACTCCAGGTCTTCCGAAAAGCAAGATATTGTTTAATCTTCACAGAGTAAAGGCATCTAAGACTGTATATGTTGTTGAGTCTTCTTTTGATGCTATCAGATTAGATCAAGTAGGTTTCCCTGCGGTTGCTACCCTAGGGGCAAATGTTTCATCAAGCCAGATTGAACTTTTGAAACGGTACTTTACAGGTATCATATTAGTAGCAGATAATGATGATGCTGGATCAATTATGGCTGAGAGACTTACTGAAAAGATGAGAAACTTAGTTACAATTATTAGACCAGATAAAAAATATAAAGACATAGGCGATATGACAGATGATGAAATTAAAACTCTTGAGTTTCAGTTTGACAATGTTATTGACTCTATGCTAAAATAATAAAACACTTATATAAGGAGAAAACAAAATATGACTATTGTAAAGGGACTAAAAAATATCAACGCCCTAGTCGACAAGCCAAAATACGAAGGTACGGGAACTAAGGTCCGTTGGGTAAAGCTAGCAGACGGACAAGCAGCAAAGATTAGATTTGCAAATGAGTTAGATCAAGACTCAGCAAATTACAATGAAGATCGTGGACTAGCGGTAGTATGCTCTGAGCATACAAATCCAAAGGACTACAAGCGCAAGGCAGCATGTACACAGGAATCTGAGGGTCGTTGCTTTGGATGCGAGATGGCTCGTAAGGAGCCTAAATCTGGATGGAGAGCTCGTCTACGGTTCTACACAAATGTTTTAGTAGATGATGGAACAGAAGATGCCTATATCGCTGTTTGGTCACAGGGTATTAGCAAGCAATCTGCTTTTAATACAATCCGTGAGTATGCTCTTGAAACAGGAAGCATCTCAAACTTACAGTGGAAATTAAAGCGTAATGGTCAGGGAACTGAAACCAATTACACACTTATTCCAAATATTCCAGATTCTGAACCATTTAAGTGGGATGGTTATGAATTTTTCAACCTAGACAAGGTTGTTCGTGAAGTTCCTTATCCAGAGCAAGAAGCATTCTACTTTGGATTTGACACTCCATCTGCTACCAGTACAAATATTGACTGGTAATAGATGAATTACGTAGGTTTGCATGTCCACACACACTACTCCTTAATGGATGGTGTTGCTACTCCAGAAGAATACGTTAACCGAGCAGTTGAACTTGGTATGCCAGCATTGGCTATCACAGATCATGGTTCTTTATCTGGGCATAGGGAACTGCACCGTATTGCAAAAGCAAAGGGCATCAAACCAATTCTTGGCGTAGAAGGCTATATGACGAGTAATATGAACGACAAGAGAGCAAAGGCAGAACGCACTGATCCTCTTGACTTGAATTATCATCATATAGTTCTTCTCGCTAAGAATCAAGTAGGTCTAGAAAACCTAAATAAGATTAATGAAATTGCTTGGACAGAAGGATTTTTTAGTAAGCCACGATTTGACTTTGATGTATTAAAGAAATACAAAGAAGGTCTTATTGTTACATCTGGTTGCCTTAGTGGTTGGATTGCTAAAGCGGTAGAACTAGGAGAACTAGCAACTGCCAAGAGACATATGCAATGGTTTAAAGATGAGTTTGGAGATGATTACTATATTGAAGTAATGCCACATAACTCTGCTGAAATTAACAAAGGAATCATTGAACTTGCAGATGCAATGCAGATTAAGATTGTTGTAACTCCAGACTGTCATCACTCTGATCCTAGTCAAAAAGAAATTCAAGAGTTAATGCTTATTCTAAACACTCATGCTAAGTTAGAAAAAGATGCAACATATGAAAAGTCTAAGAAAAAAGAAACATTTATGGATAGACTTGATTATCTATATGGTGCAGATCGTATGATGAGTTTTAACAAGTTTGACATACATCTTTTATCTTATGATGAAATGAAGTCTGCTATGCTAAAGCAGGGTATTGATCGTGAAGATATGTTTGCTTCTACTATTGAGATTGCTAACAAGATTGAAGACTATGACATTAAAGAAGGAATGAACCTTCTTCCAGTACAATACCCAAAGCCAGGAGAGGAACTAAAAAAGCTTTCTCTTGAAGGATTGAAGGAGCGCGGTCTTGAGGGTAAGCAAGAATATCTTGACAGATTAGATGAAGAACTAACTATTATCAATGATAAGAATTTTGCACCATACTTTCTTGTAGTACGTAATATGCTTAACTGGGCTAAAAAGGAAGACATTATGGTTGGTCCAGGTCGTGGATCATCTGCAGGGTCTTTACTTTGTTATACTCTTGGAATTACTGATATTGATCCACTTAAGCACGGACTTCTATTCTTTCGTTTTATTAATCCAGAACGTAACGATTTTCCTGATATTGATACGGATATTCAAGATACACGTCGTGATGAAGTAAAAGACTATTTAGTTAGACAATACCGACATGTTGCATCTATTGCTACTTTCTTACAGTTTAAAGATAAGGGGGTTGTGCGAGATGTTGCTCGTGCATTAAATATCCCATTACCAGATGTTAACAAGGTTCTTAAAACTGTAGATACTTGGGATGATTATTGTTATTCAAAAAATTCTGCTTGGTTTAGAGAAAAATATCCAGAAGTAGAGTTATACGGAGATCAACTTCGTGGACGGATTAGAGGAACTGGTATCCACGCTGCTGGTGTTGTTACTAGCAAGGATCCTATCTTTAAGTATGCACCATTAGAAACACGCTCAGTTACTGGTAGTGATACAAGAATTCCAGTTGTTGCAGTAGATATGGAAGAAGCAGAAAAAATTGGTTTAATTAAAATTGATGCACTTGGTCTAAAGACTCTTAGTGTACTTAAAAATACATTAGATATTATTGAGCAAAGAGATAAAAAGAAGATTAATCTACTAGAGATTGACATGCATGATAAGAATGTTTATCAGATGCTATCAGATGGATATACTAAGGGTGTATTCCAGTGTGAAGCTGCACCATATACCAACCTTTTGATTAAAATGGGAGTAAAGAACCTATCAGAACTTGCAGCATCCAATGCTCTTGTTCGTCCTGGTGCTATGAACACTATTGGAAAAGACTACATTGCTCGTAAGCATGGTCGTCAAAATATTGATTATACTCATACTATATTAAAACAATTTACGGAGGATACTTATGGCTGCATTCTTTACCAAGAACAAGTTATGCAAACATGCGTACAACTTGGCGGTATGTCCATGTCGGAAGCAGATAAAGTTAGAAAGATCATTGGAAAGAAAAAAGATGCTAAAGATTTTGATGAGTTCAAAGACAGGTTTATCAAAGGTGCTTCTACCTATATTAGTCCCAATCAGGCTCTTGATCTATGGCATGACTTTGAGGCACATGCGGGATACTCGTTCAACAAGTCTCATGCGGTTGCTTACTCTACGCTCTCGTATTGGACGGCGTGGTTAAAGTATCACTATCCTATTGAGTTCATGTTTGCCTTGTTAAAAAATGAAAAAGATAAGGATACAAGAACTGAGTATCTTATTGAAGCAAAGCGTATGGGTATTTCAGTAAAGCTTCCCCATATTAATGATTCAGACAAAGATTTTAAAATTGAGGGTAAAGGGATTAGATTTGGATTATCAGCAATTAAGTATATATCAGACACAATTGCAGATAGATATATTAGTGCTAGACCATTCAAAACACTAAAAGAAGTAGAAGAGTTTACCTTTACAAAAGGTAATGGTGTTAATAGTCGTGCACTAAATGCTATGAGAATGGTGGGAGCACTAACATTCCCAGATAATCCTGCTAATCAAGATGAAGTAAAAGAAAATCTATATGAATATTTAAACCTACCTGAGTTTAATACTTCTATTCCACAACACTATTATGCATATTTGAATGATGTAGAAGAGTATGAGGAAAAAGGGGCCTTCATTTTAATGGGTATGGTAAAATCAATTAAGAGAAGTAAGGGTTGGTCTAGGGTAGAGTTGTTAGATAAAACAGGATCTGTCGGTATTTTTGATGATGAAAATACTACCATTGAGGCTGGAAGAACATATATTGTTTTGGTAAATGATAATAGAATAGTCTCAGGGGTACCAGCAGATGAAGTGAAAGAATCAAAAGATGCACTTGTAAAGTTTTTAAATTATAAGATGTTGCCTTTTAAAGAAGGAGAACATTTTGTGGTTTCTTTTAAGCCAAGAATTACGAAAACTGGAAAGAAGATGGCATCACTTACATTGGCAGACTCTAGTAGAGAACTACATGCTATTACAGTGTTTCCAACTGCGTTTGCAAAAGCATATATGAGTATTGAAGCAGGAAATGTTTATAAGTTTAAATTTGGAAAGACAAAGGATGGTACTGTTATAATGGATGAGGTGGAAAATGTTTGATCAGTTGGCAGATGAATTACATAAAAACGCAATCAGTAAAGGCTTCTGGCCACCAGAAGAAGAAGTTGATGATATATTTATTGCTAAACAATGTATGATGATTGTTTCAGAAGTAACTGAGGTTATGGAAGCAATTCGCAAAGACAAGGGTGAAGAAGAAATTACAAAAGAGTTTGCAGATATTCTTATTCGTACCCTAGATCTTTACGCAGGAGTAGTAAATGCAGGGTATACGAAATTATCACTAGATAACGCACTAATAGAGAAGGTAGAGTTTAATAAAACTAGACCAGAAAAGCATGGGGTAAGATTTTAATGGCAGTAACAATAGAAGATGTATTGGCTCAACTTAACCCTAAATTAAGAAAAACTGTTATGGCTGGAGATACAATTCCAGCAACCCAGTATGCGGCAACTCCAAGCTTTGGCCTAAACAAGGCTCTAAATGGGGGTCTACCTTATGGTAGACAAGTACTGATATGGGGATCTAAATCGTCTGCAAAGTCCTCTCTATGCCTTCAAATGATAGGTCTGGCACAGAAGGAAGGAAAGATCTGTGCATGGATTGATGCAGAAATGTCATATGACAAGGCTTGGGCTGAAAATCTGGGGGTAGATACATCAAAATTAATAGTTTCTCAATGTAGAACTATTAATGAAATGGTAGATATTGGTACTAGCCTAATGAATGCTGGAGTAGACATGGTTGTAGTAGATAGTATTACTTCTCTTCTTCCAGCAATTTACTTTGAAAAAGATTCAGATGAACTTAAGCAACTTGAAAATACAAAACAGATTGGTGCTGAGTCCCGTGATTTTAGCAATGCATGGAAGATGATCAATTATGCTAATAATAAGGTAAGGCCTACATTATTTGTTTTAATTTCTCAGTCTCGTAACAATATTAGTGCTATGTATACTAGCCAACAGCCCACTGGCGGTCAGGCTACAAAGTTTTACTCATCCACAGTTATTAAACTATTTTCGTCAGAATCCGATAATCAGGCAATCAAGGGAAAGATTAGTGTAGGAGATAAACTGATTGAAGAAAAGATTGGTCGTAAGGTTCGATGGGAACTTCAATTTTCTAAAACTTCTCCTGGTTTTCAAAATGGAGAGTATGATTTTTATTTTAGAGGAGATAGTCTTGGCATTGATACTATTGGTGATCTTGTTGATACAGCAGAACTAGCAGGTCTTGTAACAAGAACTGGTGCATGGTATCAGTTAGAAGATGGTACAAAAGTTCAAGGTAGAGAAGGCTTTATCAATAGAGTAAGAGAAGATCTTGACTTGCAAGATTCATTAAAGAAGAAACTATCTAATGGCTGAAGGAAAGTTTTTGCAAGTTTCAGGTAAATTTATTTGTCAAAAATGTAAGCAAGATGTTATAGTAGCAAGATTTTGGAATGAAAGTGGAGATATAACATGGATGTGCAGCAACAAGCATATATCTAAGGTAGAGCTTGTTGCGAAGAAAAAGAAAAAGAAAGATTTTGAAAATGAGTGAAAGAGGAGAAAGTAAAAGAATTGGTGCTAAACAGCATAAAAACTCTGGAAGAAATACTCATAAAGGGGATGCAACTTGGAGAAACTTTACTGTTGACTTTAAAGAATATCCAAAAGGCATTACGGTAAATAAGGATATTTGGGCTAAAGCAGTTACAGATGCTATTAGAAACGGGAACGATCCAGCAATATTTATTGTCCTTGGTGAGGGAAATGCCAAGGTAAGGCTGGCAGTAATTGAAGTAGAAATGCTAGAGCAATTAACAGAAGGGTATGGAGATGACACAACAAAATGAATCAGGACAAACAACTATTGATATGGTTAATGGGTTGGCAGAAATTGCAGACTATATGCAGGATGAAGAATTAACAGTTGCCCTAACAATGATTGCTAAGCTAATTATTAAGCCAGACATTCCGCCACATGTGGCAAGTCTAGAGATAGTAAGATTGCAAGCAATAGCAGCAAAGATGTCATTTAAAGCCACATGGCTTACCAATGTAGATAAAAGTGATAGAGCAAAGAAAAATATTTACTACACAGCAGCAGAAGCAATTAATGATTTGGTGTCAGCACTTAAATACATAATGCGCTAAACCTGCTATACTTATATAAACAAGGGAATATAATGACAAAAAATTTACTAAAAGAAATTATGCTTAAGCCTACTGAAGAGAATGATCCGTTTGAAACGGGAAAATTTGTTGAAACAATTCAGAATGGCTATCTTGCAGATCGTGGTACAAAGTTTCAAACTAAGAAAACATTTAGTCCATCTACTATTGCATATGGACATGGAGAATGCCCTAGGTATTGGTATCTAGCATTTTCTGGTGCTAACTTCGAAGACAACAACACTCCATATGATGTAGCAAATATGACTAATGGAATTATTTCACATGAGCGCATTCTTGGAAAAGCATTTGTAGGATCTGGAATTTTAATTGATACAGAGTTTGACTTGCGTGAATCAGACCCTCCTATCTATGGTAAAGTAGATGGATTAGTTAAATGGCAAGAAGAAGAAGTAGTTGTTGAAGTAAAAACAACTAATGAAATGGTTTTTGAATATAGAAAAAGAACTAACAAACCAAAGGCTGGTCATGTAATTCAGTTACTTATTTATATGAAGGTTCTTAAGAAGGCCAAGGGTGTTCTTGTTTACGAAAATAAAAACAACCACGAACTACTTGCTATTCCAGTTGAAATTAATGAAAACTATATTAACTGGATAGATCAAGCATTTGAATGGATGAGGGTTGTTCGTAAAGCATGGGAAGAAAAACAACTTCCAATGAAAAACTACAGAGCAAACTCAAAGATTTGCAAGAACTGCCCACTAAAGTCAGACTGCGATAAAGCAGAAGCGGGAGTTATAAAGATTGCATCTCTGGAGGAACTGAGTGAAACGATGTGATAGGTTTGAATGTGAAAATCATTTTGAACCAAAAGTAAGTTATCAAATTTATTGTAGCCAAGAGTGTAGAGACATAGCTACAAAAGATAAGATTGCTGAAAGATATCAGTTTACAAAAAGACAAAAAAGATTAGGCAAAGTAAGAATATGCATTGGCGGATGTGGTCTTCAACTATCTATCTATAATGATTCTGGATTTTGCTCTAACTGTAATGTTAGTGAGAAAGCAGTTTTAAAAATGTTAAAAGAGGTAAAGGGGTTTTTTGATTATGAACAAGACTAAACCAGAAAGACTTTGTGCTATAGATGCTAGCACGAATAGTCTTGCCTTTGCTATTTATATTGAGGGTAAGTTAGATAGTGTTGGCAAGATTAACTTTGAAGGTAAAGATATATATGAAAAGGTTGGAGATGCGGCTATTAAAACTAGAGCATTCTTTGATTACTTTATTAATGTTGATGCCATAGTTATTGAGCATACCGTTTTTATGAACAGCCCAAAGACGGCTGCAGATCTAGCACTTGTTCAAGGAGCACTTTTGGGTGCTGCTGCAATGTGCGGAATTCGAACGGTAGGCAAGGTATCTCCAATAACATGGCAAAACTATCTTGGTAATAAGAAACTATCTAAAGAAGAACAACAACAAGTAAGGGTTGCTAATCCTGGTAAATCTTTATCTTGGTATAAGACATATGAGCGTGAATTTAGAAAGAAAAGGACAACAAAGCTACTTGACATTATCTATGATAAAAAGGTAGAAGACTACGATGTTGCTGATGCCTGCGGTATTGGTCATTGGGCAATTCATAATTGGGATAAGGCTATTGGAGTTGACAAATAATATTATGGCTGGTAAACTATATACATCAGAAGTCTATATGCGTAAACGTTATGTCATGGATAAAAAGACTCCAGAGGAGATTGCAAAGGAGTGTGGTTGTACAGTGGAAACTGTTTATGTATACCTTGCAAAATTTGGACTAAGGAAATCTAAAAGATGAATAAAATATACAAGATTTTTATAGTAATAGGAATTACTAGTGCTGTTGGACTTACATATGTGCTAACAGCACTTCGTGGTATGCCAGAAGTATTTGACTGGGAAGATGATGAAGAGGAAGACTATGAGTGATAATTTAAATATTACGGTAGATCAAGTCAATCACCCACGTCACTACACTACAGATCCATCTGGTATTGAGTGTATTGAAATAACACGTCATCGTAATTTTAATATTGGTAATGCTTTTAAATACTTATGGAGAGCAGGGCTCAAAGATGAATCAAAAACAATACAAGATCTTGAAAAAGCAATCTTTTATATTAAAGATGAAATTAACCGACTAGAGGGTAAATATGTCAAGTGAAGTAGATTTAATTAATCATCTTGATGAAATGAATAATGTAGTAACTGAGTATTTAAAGGGTAGTGACCCAACCAAGATTGCTAAAGATTTGTCAATGACAAGAGTTAGAGTTGTGGCATACCTTGATGAGTGGAAAGAGTCTGCTTCAAACAATTCTGCTATTCGTGCTCGTGCAAAAGATGCATTGGCTGGAGCAGATGCACATTATAGTAAATTAATATCTAAGTCATATGAAGTTATTGATGAAGCATCTATGACTAATAATCTTAGTGCAAAAACTGCTGCTATTAAGCTTGTTATGGATATTGAGTCAAAGCGCATTGACATGCTACAAAAAGCTGGGCTTCTTGAGAATAAAGAACTTGCAGAAGAAATGGTTGAGATTGAACGCAGACAAGAAGTCCTTGTTGGAATACTTAGAGATATCGCTTCAGAACATCCAGAAGTTAGAGATATTATCATGAAAAGACTTTCCTCTATTGCAAAAGAGGGAGAGGTAATAACAGTTGTCCACAATGTTCAATGATTTTTTAGAAGTTCTTAAAGAAAATAATTTTGATGAGACCCCCGTAGATGCAAAAACATTTGTTGAGTCCCCAGACTTTTTAGGACAACCTCCTCTGTCTGTAATTCAGTATGACATTGTTGAGGCAATGAGTCAGATATATAAAAAAGAAGACTTAGAAGATTTAATGGGCTCAATAGAAGGTGCAAAATACTATGCAAAATATACCAAAAACGAAATCATCTTACAATTGGGCAAAGGCAGTGGAAAAGATTTTGTTTCCACTGTTGCTTGTGCTTATGTTGTTTACAAGCTACTTTGCCTTAAGGATCCTGCCAGATATTTTGGAAAGCCAAGCGGAGACGCTATAGACATTATTAACGTTGCAGTAAATGCTCAACAGGCTAAAAACGTATTTTTTAAAGGATTTAAGTCTAAGATTGAAAGATCTCCTTGGTTTGCTGGAAAGTATAATCCAAAGGCTGACTCTGTTGAATTTG